TGACCTTCTCCTGCTCAGTCAGCTCGCCGTTCGCATTCGTCAGCCCGAGCGCCAGAGCCTCTTGCGCGATCTTGTCCTCGTTGATCACGACCCCGAATCGCAGCGCCGATCGGTTCATGCCGACCATCACGGACTGCATCGCCTGGATGGCATCCTCCGTATCACGCACGCCAGGGTTGAACGCGGCGAGGTCTGCCGCGAGCGCAGTCAGCCCTGCCGACATCCCCGCCGCCTCTTCGCGAGCGAAGCCCATCGGCACGAGCGTGTCCTGAAACGTGGACATGAAGCCCATCACAGACCCCTGGCCGAACTTCAGCCCTTCGCTGATCGACTCGACCATTCCCAGCGCCTCGTCTTCGATGCCTTGGAAGACTGTCGCGAACTTCGCCTGCGTGTCCTCGAGGTTCGACGCAGCCTCAAGGAAAGACTGCCCCATGCGAACGGCAGCGAAGCCGATAGCCGCTCCTGCCGCCGTAGCGGCGAGGGCCGCGTTCTTCATCGCCCTCCCCGCCATCTTCAGCGCCTTGACCATCCCGGCGCGAACCGTCTGGGCGAACTTCCGCACGCGCTTCGAGAGTCCCCGGAGCGTCTTGCTCATGAGATCCTTCAGCCGGATCTCATACGTCACCTTCTCGTTCGCCATCAGCGTCGTCCTTGTTTGGTTCGAGCCTGAGCGGCTCGCTGTTCACGCTCTCGCGCGTCGGCCTTGATCTGCTCAATGCGGCCCCGCTCGCTGTCGATGATCTCGCACGCCGCCGCAAAGCCGCGCGTCTGATCCAAGAAGCCCCCCGCCACAGGCAGGACGCTCCTCGAGTCGAGCTGGATGTAGGATCGCATCAGAAGGTCCACGCTCATGCGGTCAAGGGGAGTCGCCTCCCCCATCAGCGCGGTCGGGCATCGGTGCTGCGGCACTCGGTTGATGCCGCCGCAGAGTGCACAGTCGGGGTCGTGGCCGAGGCATCGGTTGCATCCGATGTCGAAGACTGGCCGGGTCGCCGCTTCGTCGCAGCCCCAGGCGGCACGCATCTCTGCCGCCCTCGGGTCACGGCACCGAGCGCAATCTGGGAAGCCCTTGCCAGCGGCTTCCGCTGCGTCTGCTCCCCAGATGCGCTGCACGGCGACCCTAATCAGTTTCCCTCGTCTTCGGTGATCGCGCCCCGCTCGAGGATCGCGTTCGTGAGCTCCTGGCGGTACTTCGGCAGGAGGCGGTCCAGGCACTCGTCCGTGATGTGGCGCGGGTGCCCCTTCGTAATCTCGAAGGAGACCTCCTTGCCCTCACTGTCGCGGAAGCCGGACCAGCCCCGCAGGCCGTGACGCAGGACCGTGAGCTGGTGCGTGCCAGCGCGGAACGAGAGCTCGTCCGCGCCAGCAGTCGCCAGGATCATCGAGTCGCTGACGCTCGCCTCCTCGGCCACGGTCAGCCCGCGAAGCTGGAAGACCGTCTGTTCGCCTTCCGGCGCAGAGCGGTCGTCCTCGAGGACGTAGGGGAATGTCGATTTGGGATCGAGAGCGATCGGCATGAGAGCACCTCCGGATGCTCGAGGGTTATCAGCGGAAGAGAAGCTGGAACTCGTTGTCGGCTCCAAGCGTGCTGGATGTTTGGGTTCCACCATCAGTCAGCAGGGAGGATCCGTAGGTGCCGCCCGTGAGCATCGTGGTCGAGTCGAGGATCGAGATCGTGTCCCGCTCGCCGTCCGTGATGCCCGTGAACTGCGCGGCAGCGCAGCGGAACTCGACCTTGTTCCCGGCAGTGTTGCCGAGCGTCCACCTCAGGCGGGACTGCGCTCCTGACAGGAAGGCGTTCCAGAAGTCGTAGTCGCTCGAGAGCACCATGTCCGGGTTGAACGTGAGCTGCGGGGAGCGGCTCTGGATGATCGCGGAGCGATAGCCTGACCGCTGGTTCGTGTTCTCGTGCATCGTCGTCTCGTTGCCGAGCGTGAACGTCAGCGCGTTGAACAGGGCGCCCGTGTAATTCGCAGACGCTACGTCTGAGAGTCCGAACTGGAGGCCCGTGTTGATCCACGCCGGGGGCACCTCCATCGTGTAGTTGTAATCAGTCGGGTCACTCCCCTCGACGTAGGCGTTGAGGGCGCCCATGAAGGTGAAGTTGATCAGCGCACGGTCGCCGTGGACGAACGCGATGTCGAAGGTGCCACGGCACCCGACGCCCTCGACGTAGCTGCCCGCCTTGTCGAGATAGAGCCGGATCGTGGCGCTGGTGTTCGAGTTCGTGTCGTCGCTGTTCGCAGACTTCGGGCGGTAGCCCACGCCGATCTGCGTCTCCGCACCTCCTGGCGTGTCGAGGGTACACTTCGCAAGGCTGCGCTGACCCACGATCGTCGCATCAGTTCCGCCCGGAGCTGTGGCGTTCGTGGCAAGGAAGTCCGAGTCCCCGAAGGTGTTGTCCCCGAAGCTCTCCGCGACCGCGCTCGCGAAGCCTCCAGAGACCACCGCGTCGATGTCTTCGCGGTTGAAGAACGTGTGCGGCACCGTACCGCTGAGACCGTAGGTCGTCGCGTCCACGTCGTACTTGAACACGTTGGCCTTCTCAAGCCCGCACGCCAAGAGCAGCGCGTCGAACTCCGGGGCCGTTCCGGACGCGACTCCAGTGCCAGGGCCGCAGAGCTCCACGGCGAAGGTGAACTCCACCGTTGCGGCAGGAAGGTTCTTAGCCGATCCGGCCACCGTCATCGGCGCACCCGTGAACGTCATCGTCTTGGGCTGACGCTCGAACTGAAGCGGAGTGATCGTGAACGTCGGGGCGACGGTCTCGATGAAGTCCGTGGCGGTGGTAATGGTTGCTGCGGTGCCGCCCGTGGATTCGGTCGCGGCGAAGAGCTTGCGGTCGTAGTTGCGGAAAGCCATGAGTCAGGTTGCGACGTTGAGGTCGGTTCGGCGGGTTCGATAGATGATCTCGATCGAGAGTTCGGCAATCGCCACAGGCTCCTCGATGTCGGTCGGATAGAACACGCGGTCGGACGTGAGCCGCGTGTCGATTGCAATTCCTCCCCGAGTGATGTCCACGAGGATCGCCTTGTGAACGTCTCGGATGAAGTTCTCGAGCTCATCGACGGCGCTCGTCCGCGTGCGGATGACAAGCGTGGCGTCGATGCGGTAGTGCCCTGCGATGGCGAGCGTCGTCGCATCTCCAGGCGGATCGTAGTCCGTGCTCGAAGGCGTCAGGATGATGGCCGGGTACTCCGTCAGCTCGATGGGCACGGAGTCGATGCGAGTCACTCGAGCGACGGACGTGTAGTAGTCCGAGCCCGCAGTGATCGCGGCCAGCGTGGTCTCGAGGTTCTCGAAGACCGCCCTCTTCACCGGGATGCCGCTAGGGGGCATGGCCGAACTCCTCCAGTAGCATCGAGAAGCTGTAGAGGTTCGTCCCCACACTCTGAAGGACGAGCGGCTGGTCCACGATGCGGACCTGAATCGTCTCGGTCTCCGGAGCGCCACCGTCGTGGGCCAGTCCGCGCAGCGTGATGTCGAGCGGCTCGCAGCCGCCCTTCGTCTCCGCGTACAGCTCCTGCGCTCGGTGGAAGTCGGCCAGCGTTGCCGTCTGGGACGCGACTTGGAAGCGACGGACGAGGCGGTCGCCGTTCGGGAACACGCTGCTCATGCGCTGACGGTGTTGGATCATCGCGCTGTCCACGTCGGACATGATCCCGTCGCGCATCAGAGTGACGACGACCGGGAAGCCCAGGTCGATGTCGAAGGTGTCCACGGAGGCGTGCGCCATCAGGTCGCCCCCTCCCCTCGGAACGTCTTGTCGATCGCGAGGCCCAGGGCTCGAGCGATCATCTCTCGGTTGTTCTCAATGGTCACGCCCATCCGGAGGCGCGGCGGGATGGCGACTGACTTCTTCAGCGCGTAGATCGGGACCGCCTTGCCGCTCGGTTTCGTGATCATCACGGCGTTGCCTGCGATGAACGTCGGGCCGTAGTCTTTTGTCCTGTAGCCCCTCCCGTCCTTCACGATGTCGTAACCGCTACGCTTCACGCCTCGAGCGGTCATCGTGATGGGCAGCGGGATCGTGAGATACTTCCTGGGCGGGTTCGGCGTGATGTTCGGCAGCGTCCC